TGAGCAGCAAACTGTGCCATAGTATTAAGACGAATATCTTGAGCAGAATCACCTGGCCCCCCACCCAAAGCAGGGGATGGATTAGTACAAGCTAAAGAAGTAATAGCATCATCTAAAGTATCAGAATCCAAATTTCCTTTTCGAGGAGTTATAGTTACGTTTCCTATTCTATTAATTGTATTAGCATTAGTGTTAGCTTGGACTCCTCCTCCTACTAAATAAGTAACTGTTAAAGTAGTATTGGAAGGAGCTTCACCATAGGCTTTAGTATATAAAAAATTAGAAGGATCATAAGCAACATCTAATAATGATCTTCCATCTCTAATACCTAACCCAACATTATCGGGATTAGGAATAATTGAAGTATCATCCCCACCTGTTGAACCAGCTCCAAAATGAATCTCTAATTTTTTATTAGACCTAAATCTTGTTGTAAATCTTTTAGATACTTTTTTAGTCCTTAATAAATAAGGAACTTGTCCATTATATTGTGGTAACTCAGGATCATAAGCTTCATTATTAGGAACTTGTTCGAAAACTGTTTCTTGTGCTAGGTAAGGTACTTCAGTCCAAGTATTACCTTCTGAATCTGTGATTGATTGGATTCCAATTATATTAGTGTCATCTAAAGATAAAGTCTTAAATCTCTCAGCCCCTGCTATATTAAAAGTAATAGTCTTTGCCTCCGCACTAATAGCTTTAACTCTTTTCTTTAATAAAAAATAATCGGGTTGTGTAGTACCAGGTGCTAAAGAATAAATTGTTTGTTCAGTAGGATCAGCGGAAGAAGAAAAAGAAAAATCTACATCTTCTTGTATAAGATATCTAACTCCACTATTATTATTGGGTAAAAAGTCTGAATTTTTTCTTACTTTATAAGCATAATCCCAATCAGGTAATCCAGCATCATTAGCAGGAATCTGTTGGAATAATTCTAAGTCTACAACAGCAGGTGTAGTAACAGCAGGAACATATCCTAAATTATAAGCTAAAGCATACAAGTTTTCTCTTTCTTGAGCGTATTGTAAAAATACTTCTTGAATTTGAGCATCTGTATAAAATGAAAGAACATCACCAATATATGATGCCATTTCAATAAACATAGTACCAGGACTACCTTCTGTAAAGTCATTTAATAAGTCAGGGTAATATACCTCTGCCATATTAATTAAGGCATTTTTAAAATCATTAAAATCTTTATCTAAATACCTTACGGGTTTTGTATTATTAACTGCTGTAGAGTATGCCATTATACTTCGTTATTAAAATTTTCATTAGTAAAGCTTAAACTTACTGAATCTTCTTCATCATTATTATTTAAACTATAATTAACTGTGACATATAGAATATGTCCTTGTAGACCCCCATCCCTTAAAGCTATATTTTTTATAGTAATTTCAGGGACATATCTCTCAACTTGTGGAGTCACTATAGATCTTAATTCATCTCCTGCTATAGGAGTATTTTGTTGGAAAAGTCTGTTTTTTAATCCAGCTCCAAAATTAGGGTGATGAAGACGTTCCCCTGGGGATGTTAATAAAACATTAATTAACTTAGATCGAGCATGATCTTTAGTAGTATAATCAAGATCAAATATTTTTTTTCTATTAAAAGGTAGTTTTATCCCTACTGCGACTTTTTCATCTATGTCAACAGGATCAATTTTAATAGATTTTCTAAGTTTAATTGCCATTAAGGTCTAAAATTTTTCTTTTTATCTATAGCCCCCATAATTTCACTATAATCTTTATTCACAAACTGACTTACAGGATCATTAGCAGCAAAAGTTTCTTCAGGAGTAGGAGCTAATGCTGTTTCAGATAATAATGAATCTAAAGTAGAATTTCCACTATTGAAAGAGGGCATTTGTGCTCTTATTTTTGATCTAAAATCTTCTTTAAGAGATTCATTTTCTAAGTTTTTAGTTTCTTTAATAACAGGTTTGTTATTTGAAAGTTCTTCCTTTAAAGCTGTTATTTCACGTCTTAATGCGTAATCGATTTCTTCTCGTACAACTTTTCTAATAATTTTTTCGAATGCGCTTAATTTCATTGCTATTAGTTTTTAATAAATATAAATTATTTTAATTTGTTGGTATTTCTATAATACCAGTTTGGCGTAATTCAGTACCTGGGCCTTCATCTCTTCTTTCAAAATATATCTTAGTAGTAGGTATAATTACTCTTGAAATCACAGTATTTAAATTATCTGGGTTAGATAAATATTCTTGTAATGTGGTTCCACCTAAAACATCGTTAGTTTCTCCTGTACCATCGCCTGTAGTAGAGTCTGGTATATTAAGAGATAATATAAAGTTCTCATATATAAGATTTAACTGATCTAATAACTCTTGTAATTTATCGATACTAAATTGTATATTTTGGATTCCGATTCTAAGAGGAGATAAAAGTTTTTCAGTTTCTTTATCGAAGTAATTTTTAAATAAAGGAAGACTAGTAATAATATCGTTAAATTTTTGGAGATTATCCTTAATTTGTTTTTTAAAATCACCCGCTTTATCAATTACAGTACCACTTACTACAGGTGTTACTTGAGTAGCTAAAACAGCATCTATAGCAAAAGGTAATCCTTGTAGGACTTCAATAAGTGTACCTATAATACTATTAGGACCTATAAAATCATTTAAAAAATCAAATCTTTCATTTATAGTAATGATTTTAGTTTCTACTGCTTGTAATTCTTCTTTACTTCTTTCTAATCTATTTATAGCTTTTTCTAAAAGATTTTTATTTCTATTATAAATTTGTTCAGCTTTTTGTAGAGAATTAGGAGAATCTAAGGCTAATCCTTCAAGTTGAGTTTTAAGATCTTGAGGAGAAGGAACATTAATTCCAGATTCTTCTTGAGCTCGTTTTTTAGCAGCCACTAAAATTTTATCTCTTGAATCAGATAACGTTAAAGAAGCTTGGTTTAATACCCCATTTACAATGTTATTTATCATTTTATAAATACTTTTTCGCTATCTATATCATCAAGACGTAATTTAATTTTATTTAAATCTTTTAATATAATTTGAGCTAAACCTAAATTAACACCTGGATTTGGACCCATTAACCCTGAAGTATTAGGATATTGGATTGAAAAAAATGTTTCAAATGCTCCTATTAAATCTTCTAGTATTTGTTTTAATTCTCTACTTCTAACAGCAGGTATATTTACATCTTTACCATTTTCAATAGGTCCTATAAAAACTTTAGAGCCATTTATAAAAACATCATTTCTACTATTAACATGAAACTCTCCATCAGTTTTAAATACAAATAAGTTTTTAGCGGAAAATACACTATCATCACGGCCATTAAATACTAATCGATCACTGTCAATTAATATTTGTTTACCGACGTATTTATCTTCTTGTATAAAATTAGTTGCCATTATACTAAATTTGCTAATCTATTAGATTCATTAGTTAAATCTAAACCATTCCACTGAGCATAAAAACCCTTACTAGTTTGTAATATACCTTGATAAATATTATCTGGGTCGATATTAATTTTTTCACACCATTGAGGTACATTAAATAAAGGACATGGTTTATTACCACATTGATTATGACCTAATACTTTAATATCTGGATATGTTTCTATATACTTTTTGGTTAATCTTTTTAAAGTAAATATTTGACGTTGGGTTATATTAAAATTAAGAGGTTCTCCTGCTTTTGAAAATCCTCCTATCCAATTTAAATGAATACTATTACCATTAATACCACTTGCTCCATTAGTTGATATATCATCAGAGTAACATCTAGTAGGTTTTCCATCTCTATCTACAATCCAATGATAACCTCCTGTATTCCATCCACTACCATCTCTTTCATTAAAGAAAAACCTCATTAAACTTGCAGGAGTAGTACTAGTACTGGAACCCGCCGTATGGATTACTAGATACTTAATATCCCTAGCTGTGGTTTTTTGCATAGTTAATTTAGTATCTGGCTGGTTTAAAATTAAAAGTTGGCCTGCTTTGTTTTTAAATGTAACATTTCTACCCACTTTCCAATCCCTTTCTGATTGGATATTAATATCTTTATAGGAAGCGTCAATAGGAGGAGTAACTTCAGGTGAAAGATCTTCTATATCTGATGGGTTAGGACCAATATTTGGTTGGGTTTCAACAAAAGGTTCAGCTGTATCTGTACCTGAGATTTCTATTTCTTCAGTTTCAAATTCTATTAACCCTTCATTTTGAGCTTCATCTAATGCAGCAAATACAGGATCTTCTTCAGGTAAAGAAGAAGTAATTGACTTTAAAGATGTAGGTTCATTTATAGAACTAAAGTCAAATTCTATACCTCCTTCTATTTGAAGTTCAGAATTAGGTTGGGCTTTAGGTATTATTACAGCAGGTTTTTTACTAATTTCTTCTAAAGGTTTAACAAGAGGTTCATAATTAGAATTTAAAGAATCTATATTAGTAGATGTAGCATCTATAGGAAGACTTTGATTTTCTAACATATAAATTGAAGCCGCATCTTTAGTAACATTTTCTTGAGAACCATTTCCTAAACTAAGAACCATAGCTTTATCACCAATACTAGGATTTCCATCATCAGGAACATCTGTTACATTATTACTTATAGCATTAGTACCTGTAGGTCCTGTTTGGGTAAATCTGATCCTTTGTCCATTTTTACCTTCCATAATTGAGTCTCCTTCCCCTGGTATAAGAGGTTTTAGCTCAGGATTTTCTTTAAAGTAATTTCCTAACTTAACGGATTTTTGTTCATTATCCTCAGAATCTTCTAACCTAAATACATAATCTTGGTTAGCTTTTTGGAATAAACTATATTTGGGAGCTCTAGGATCATTAATACCTGAAGTATATCCTAAACCTATTAAATAATTATCTAATTGTTTTCTAGCGGTTTCTCTACTTGGGCTTGAAAATTCTTTTTGAAAATTAAATATTTTTACATTAGATTCCCTTTTTGGGTTAATCTTTTTAGTATCCTTTTCTAATGGTAGAGAATTACTAGCAGTATTATTATGAACATTAATAGCTGCTGTATAGTAAAGAGCTTTAGAACTAATATCGCCCCCTAAATCATTATATATATCATTACTAGGACCCTCTACTATTTGGACTAATTCTCCTATAGTAGGATAAGTCATATTATTCCTACTTAAGGGTTTAGCTTTAGGTAAAGCAGTAGAATTGGTATAATCTTGATTAAAACCAACATCTACAAAATAAATAGTCCCTATATCTTCCTCAGTGTTATATCCCTGATGGTTAGGGTCTAAGACTATATCAACAACCTTCTTTATTAGGTTTTGATTTCTTTGACTTCCCTGATTTCCTACGGATTTACCTTGATTATTCTGTCTTCTGAGACTCATCTTTTGCTACTTCTTCAGCTATAGCTTGTAATTGCTTAAGCTCTTCATCAGTTAGTAATGAGTCACCCCCACCTGAAGCAGTATTATTATTCATTCTCTGAATGACAGCCATCATTTTAATAAGGTGTTCGTCGTTTTTAACTCCTATTTCAAGATATTCTTTAATAAGAGGAACGACAACGGGGGCATCACCAATATTTTGTATTAAAGGTTTTAATTCAGCAATTAAAGCATTTATTTGTTTATCTTTTTTCTTGCTATTGCTGTATATTTCTTTAAATACATCTGCTGATGTTTTTCCATCAAATAATATTGTATCAAGTGGATTACTCATTATTTATAAATATATCCAGCTTCAAGGTATTGAGAATAATAATCATTAAAATAGTTTTTTAACGTTTTAACTACTTTAGTAATAATAGGAGTTTCCATTCCTGTGATTTCTCTTATATAAATATAGATAGCTTTTTTATTAAAAATCTCTAAATATTCTCTCTTTTTTAATATAGTTAATACAGCATCTGCTACAATTAATTCATCAGGTTTTTTAAAAGTTTCAATTAAAATTCTATCCATATAAGAAATATACATGTCTATAAATTCTACCTTTTCATTTCTAACTTCTATTCTTTCAAATTCATTAAGAATTTCATTATCATTATCTGCTTCTAAAGGGTCAACTTTAGCTTTTTTCTTTTTATAATTGTTATTATTATAAAGTATAAGATAATTTTTACCAACTATACTAAAATACGAGAATGCTTTACCTTTACCTGCTTTGAAGTAATGGAGTTTCTCGAGTAAGAAGCAGATAACCTCGTGTTTTAAATCCTCGAGATCATCTACTTCTGTATAATAAAATTTAAAAGTATGGATAAGATTTTCAGCTAATTTATAAAATGAATAA